TACTATAAAAATTAAAACATTTTCTCTATATTACCTTCTTTTGCCTTTTAAAGCACTAACTCTTTGTGCTTGTTCTTGTTGTTTTTTCATTTCTTCATGCTCTATTTCTGAAAAAGCAGCCCAACCCATCATTTCTTCAACAGTTAAAGTTTCTGAAAGTTCAGCTACAGTTTTTCCTAATTCTTTAGCTAAAGAAAATAAAAACTGCCAATCATTATTAGCTTTTCAATTCGGCTTTAGCCTCTTCAACTCCTCTGGTTTGTCCAGCTTCAATCATAGCTAATTGTATTTCCTGTAATATATTTGCTTCAACTTCTCTTCTTAATGAAGCCTTATCTCCATCTTGAAAAAGTCTTGAGCCATCTTTATCTAATGATTTTTCAATCATAAGAGCCAATGCAAAATCATTCGGATCATTACTATCTGATTTTTTTGCAATGGATTCTCTCTCAGCAATAGTTAATGGATGCCAATAAACAGTAAAAATAATTTCATCATCTTTTTTTACATCATGTTTATAAAGTTGAGAAACTCCAAACTTGTTTTTTAAAAGATCAACTGCTCTAGTCATATCAAAATTATATTACTCTACTATATTAAGCGTTAGCGGTAAATTGGCAAGATATTAAGCCAAGAAAGTGTGAAGAGTCATCTAATTCAATAGGGGCAGGGCCGACAACATCAAGAACTCTTGGGGTGCAGCTAAAAGTATCTATGTAATTGGAAGCATTAACAGAAGTAAGCCCATCAATAACAGCTTCTCCTAGTGCAGATAAAGTTGCAGTACCTTTTCCTCTTGGAACATAAATATTACATTGGATAACACCAGAATAGAAGTCCCGTGATGGCCCTTGTGTTTGAGTTGTAGCTTGTGCAAAATCTACTGACATGACAACATACTTTTTATTTTTTCCTGGTGTTTTATAAATCATATTGTCATAAATCATCTCTACAGTTGGATCTACGTTTACAACTGCATCTGTTACTGCTTTTTCAAAAGCTGCTCTGGTGTTAACTAAAGTCATGGATTAGTGTAATCAACAAATACGTCATCAGTACCACCAAATAAACCAACACCTTTCAAGTCTCTTACATTTTTAGATTGATATTTAACTCCTGTACCAAATGTACCTACACCTAGTTTTGGTTTATCTGAGAATATTTTTTTTATTAACTGACTTAAATCACCTTGAACATATTGAGGTACTCCGCTTCTAGGAGATGCTAAAGCTCTAGCTGCATATTCTGATCTATTACCAATAAATACTTTAGAAAAAGGTTTAAAGTTTGGTATTGAATTAATAAACCTAGGTTCAACTTTTGCTTGAGTAGATCTTTGACCTCTTCTTGTTGGTTTAATATTACTCCAAGGTGCAACTGATTCTCTAGCCTCATCAGGTCTTGGTCTTTGAGTACTTGCTGTCCAGCTAGAAGCAAAAAAACCAGTATCAACAGGACTATTTTCCTCTGTAGACAAATCAGCAATCACAGCTTTGACTAATTTATTTAAATCTCTCTCTAAATTTCCTTCTAAATCTGGAATAATTCTATCAATATTTCGTGTTGAAGTCATCAGAACCTCACCAATAATGTAAACAGATAAGTCTGTCCACCTTGTTTTGTATCTATATTAATTATCTGTCCTGTTCTTACAGATCCAGCATAAGTTAATTTAACTTCATCTTCAAAACTAGGTTGATTATTTCCTATTAAATCAGGTGTAATATAAATTTTTGCTTCTCTTCTTTCTCTACCATTATTTTCTGTAGACTCGATAAATTCAACTGGTGATTTTAAATCAGAATAAGTTGTATCAATACTAATTTCTTCACCAGTATCAATGTTATAACTTGATTGTCCTTTCTTTACATAAGTAATAGTTGAGTCAAAAGAAGTACCTAAATCAGCAACAACCTGTTTAGCAACACTTTTAAATAATGAATCTAATTGACCTGCCATTATCCTCTAACCACTCGCATTTGAAAAGCACCTGCTCCACCTAACATATATGCTCCAAGATAACTTTGTAACCAAGGATAAACATCCATAATATTATTAACAGAACCAGTTCCCTGACTATCAGTATTATATTTAACTTGCAAGTCTCCTAATTTTACTTCAGAAAAATTACCATCTTTACCAGTAGTACCAGTTATAGCACCAGTATCATTTGCCAATGCTCTAGCTAGTTCATACTGTGCATATTTAATATTATTTGGAATTGTACTGCAAGCCAATTCAACACCATCTACCTGATAATTATTTCTAGGAAATTTTAATGCCTGTCCATCATCACATCTATCTCCATAAAACACAAAACTATCAATCCATCTCGTAGCTGATATTAATGATCTGTTTTTCTGGTCATCTGTTTTATTGGTCCAAGTTGAAGAATCTGGGACCGTTTCAAAGTATGTATTAGCTTCAGCTAATGTGACATAGCTATTAGCATTAGCATCTTTTATGGTTGCATTTATAGTAGCTGCCACGATTGAATAAGTAATTTAGTTTTATTGTAGCGTAAAGAAAAAACCCCACCAATAATTGATGAGGTTTGATGACCACATTTTAATTCTACTTATTAAATAGTAGAAGTATCAAGTGGTGAGTTGACTGTCAAACGAACAATAGGAACTAAGTCTGCATCGTATGTTAATGCCCACTTGTTAGCTGTTGCTAAGTTTGCGTTTGTTGGGTTGTCACCAGCATCTACCCACTTAGTACCCATTATGTGATAAGCACTATGGTAATCAACAGACATAACATCTTGCTTGGATAAGATGTTTCTATCTGATTCGATGCTTAGAGGTGATTGCTGACCTTCAAGAATTGTTCCTGATTTGATTAGGTAGCAGTAAAACTCAATCTGATGACCAGATGCACCAGGAGCAACAGTATTGACTTGAGGATCAATGACAACATTCATTCCTGCAAACTGACCAATACTTTTATCTGTGACACCAACGCCACCACCACCCCACTGGATACCTGTTCCAGTAGATAAAGCAGAGGTAGAGAAAGTTAACATACCAACTTGATATAGGTAGTAAGCAACAGATGGGTGAACTACGATTGTATCTAGTTCTTCACCTCTTTCTCCAAGAAGTGATCTACCTCTTGCAACAGCAGATGCAGTTAGATAGTTTGCTTCGCCAGCACCAGTAGCAGCAGCTTTAGCTAAATCTAAGTTGTTAGCAGAAAGAGCAGTACCAAATACACCTTGAAGATGACTAAATAATCTTGCTGAATTTAATTTGTTGATTGCATCTGCAATTTGGTTTCTGATGTGACCCATTGGATCTTCACCAGCAGCCAATACAGCTACATCATCAACAGCATACGCAAAACCTCTATGACAGATAGTTGCAATCTGTGTTGCTGTACCAATCTTTTGTGGTGTCAAATAACCAGCGTTACTTGTACCCCAGTTCGCAGCACCAGTAAGGATTTCTTCCGTTGGTGAGATTGGGTTAAATTCTGGAACTTGGATTCTTGTTCCACCTTCTGTTGCATCAAGAAGTGCGTTACGCACAACAGCACCAGATTTAATAAATGCACTACGTTCCTTGATAGCTTCGGAAACGTATGTGCTGAGATTATTTCTCTTAACGATGTCCGCTAGTAGGACACCGCCAGAATAATTCTGAAACGGAGCAGCCATTCAGATTACCTTGTTACTTTTGCGATACCCTAGTCACAGACAAGGGGATTAGTCTCACAGAAACTAACTATTTTTGAGCCTCTTGCTTGAGCACTGCTGCAAGCTGTGGGTCTTGTTCTGATAATATCATTTGTTGAGTCAGATTGCCCGTTTTCCAAGGATTTACCTGACCTCCACCAGCATTTGCTACAGGACTTGGTTTTGCTCCCATTCCAGCAGCAGAACTCGGTTTAAAATGATGTTCCCAACCACTACCAGGATTTTTAAGACTAGACAGGTAAGTATTTAAATCTTGTTCAACTCCACCATTTAAAACAACGACTTTACCTTCAGTATTTTTTTGTAACTTTCCCTGTAACAATGACAGGGTTTGTTCTGCATTTATCGCTCCAAGATTACTAATAGCTGCAAGTGCTGTTGTTTTAGTAGAGGCTACTTCATTAGAAGTTTTCATGTCTTCTAAACTTTGTTTTAAAGACATATTCTCTTGTTGCATCTCTTGATTAGTTTTGTTAGCTTCCTCCCAAAGAGTTTTCCATTGACCTTGATCTTCTAATTCTTGTTTACGTTGTTCATCTTTTTGTTTATAGACATCATCTAATTTTCCTTTGATGCCTTTAAATTTTTCTTGTGCTTCAGCAGCTTCTTTACGAGCAGCAGCTAATTTTGCTTCGTATTCTGTTTTTACAGAATCTAAATTAGGAGCTTGTGGTTGTGAAGTAGTTTCAGCCACAGGCTGTTCAGGAGGATTCACAGAATCAGGCTGAATTACTTTTTCTTCGATTGCCATTGATTATTCAGAAATTGGACTGTCAGTTTTCTTTTTAGCAACTTTTTTCTTAGTTGTTTTTGAAGTAGTAGTTTTTTTAACCTTAGTATTTGGGTCAACTACTTCCCATTTATAAGTTCCATCAGATTGCAGAACATAATCTATTGATCCAGACATAATGATGCAAGTACTTATATATCATTGTAACACCTTATTCTGAATTGGCTTCATTTGCTGAAGGTAACACTTCTCCTTGAACTAAAATATCTCTAAATTCCTCTCTATCAATAACTTGTTGATCGAACAATGATGTTAAAGCTGTAATATCTTGTCCAATTAACCTTTCAATATCAAAATCTCTACTGATTTTTACTTCGGGTGGTTCAATACCTACATATTCAGCAGATAAATTAAAACATTTTTGAAGTTTTTGCTCTAATTCCATAGAAACCATCGCAAGCATAGAGTTAGTATCAACACGATCTAATCTTCTTGCATCAGCAGATTCAGCTACAAATTTTTGTTGACTAAGTGTACTAATACCAAGAGTAGCCATTTGCATCTGTAATTCTTTAATCTCAGCAGATTGAGCATCAAAAGCACTAGAAGCTGGTTCTACATAGTAAACTTTGTTGCCTGGTTGTGTAGCCATCGCATAATTTACAGATATAGCAAGATCTTTAGTCTGATCGTCATAACCCTCCATCACCAATAATGGTTGTGATGCAACGTGTAAACTATGGATTAAATCAGCTTGTCTTTGGAAATGTGCAAGATTTAAGTATGCAATATCAAGTAAAGGTGGTTTACTAACTAAATTATCTGTTTTACCAGAATAAATTGTTACTAAAGGTATTTCTCCAAGAGAAAACTGACCAGACTCTACTTGTTGATAATCTTTATCTGCTGAACCCATTTCAAAATTTCCTGTCACACTGTTATCAGAAACATCATACATTTCTTCAATTTGCTCTTTTTTACGAAACACTCTGTACCTGCCAGGTTCAATTACCCTTATCTGATCAAAAACTTTTTCACCAAACTGACCATCAGGCAATACAGCCTTTTCTGCAATTCGAGCTTGTATAAGATTCCCATAATTAGATTCTCTATCTAATCTCCAACCATAAAGATTTGTAGGGTCTACTTCAATCCAATAAGGTCTACGATTCTGTTGTCTCTCTTCTGCAAGACTTAATGCACCAGAAGGTGCAGGATAATCTACAAGAATATGACTTTGACCATAAGTAAGAGAACACATCAATATTCTTCTTGCATATTCATCTAAATCTGATTTACAACCATCTACATCCATCTTGAACATATCTGTCCAATATGGATCTCCAGTAAGTGTGATAGGTTTTCTAAGAACTAAACCTGTCGCTGCTCTAATTAGTCTTTGTGTAAAAGGACTAAATACTGCTCTATTCACTCTTGCAAGGTAAGCATCATAATCTTCTCTTGGCTCTAAAGGTAAAAAAGCTTCACTATTTTCTCTTAAATATTCAGTTCCCTCCGTTACAGCTTTCATTATTTCCCAACCTTTCATCATATCCAAGACAGCCCTTGTTCTAGTAAAAGGACTATCAATTCCACCTACAGAAGTAGATGAAACAATATTGGTTCTAATAGGACCAGGTACAGCATAAGTCATCTCAACACCTCCATCGTTTTAAAGCTAACGCTTTTCTTGTAGGTCTGCCTTTTTTATCTTTTAAAGGTCCAGGCATCCCTGACATTCTTGCACAAAAACTTTTTCTTCTGGCTGCTCTTTTTCCTGTTGGATTTTTTTCAGTAACAGGTGCTTGTAAATTACTACCAGTAGCACGATTGTATTTTGCACGACCTTTCGCAGTAAGTCCTCCTCTTTTAGACTTTTCTCCTCTTCCTACAGATAAACTTACTCCTTTACGTTTTTTCATTTGCCTACCTTTGCCTGTGCCTTTTTATGGGCCTGAGTAAAAGTATCTCCTGCTTTCATTCGCCTTTTCATAAACTCCATGTGCTTTGCACTATGATGCTCAGAATGTTTATCTAATAGATTTTTTTGGCGAGTGGTAAGTTTCACTTCTTTTTTCGTTTTTTCTTAGAACGTAGTTTTTTAAGATCAGCAACCGTGATCTTATCCCGTGGTGGAGCAACAGCAGCAAGTTTACGTTGTTTGCTCGAATAAGATCCTTTGGGCATTAAACCGCACTGGTAATAGTACCATTAGTAATAAAACTTACACTTACAGTTTCAATGTCACCTGTAGTAGCAGATAAAGATGTTCCTGTAACAATTCCAGCAAAACTTACTTTTTTACCACCAGAAGTATCTAAAAATAGTTCAAATTGTGCATCACCAGCATCTTCTATTGTTAAAACATCCGCTAATAAAGCTTGAGTATCACCTGTAGCAGCAGTATATAAGAAATCTACTGAGCCAGAACCAGATATAAGGCCACCAACTTGTGCTCTTGAGGTTGCTCCTTGTGCTGTGACATCTAAAGTATCCTTTGTTATGTCAAGAGTCCAACCTGTTGTAGCTACGATTGCTGATGTAGTTCCAGATCCGTTTTTGAATTTTACGGAGCCTTCTTCTCCACGAAAAACTGCCATGATCCTAAGAAAAAAGAGTATTTACAATTAGTTTAACTTGTTGTTGACTTTTTTACAGTACTTTTTTTCATATTTGCTAAATATTGTTCACATCTGGGATCCCAAAGTGCAGGATTTCGTTTTCCTTTTACTTTCTCGATAATATCGAGCATTTCATCGGTAATTTCAGTCATTTTTTCTTTCCTTTAGTTAATTTTTTAGTAGTTTTTTTCTTTTTGCCCTTACGGACACTTGAAATATACCCTAAACATCTATTCATTGCAGCAGATTTAGCCATTTTTAACTCATTTTACGTTTTTTACGTCTATGTTGATACTTTATCTTAGCACTACTGGTTTTTTCACGTTTAAATCTTGCTTTTTCACTTGCTGACATTTCTGAAGCAGTCTTAGGTGTCTTACTTGAGACACGTTTACTTGGTCGACAGGCAGGATAACCCCGTTTTTCCCCTTTTTGACGGCCACAAGGTTTACCAGTTTTTACATCAACCCAGTTTTCTTTAAACCAACGGGTAAGTCCACCGCTACTTCTTGCCACGTTTACTCTCCGTGCGATAAGTACCTCCACGTTTTTTGTACTCTCGTACAAGCCACGCATTGGCATAAGCTGAAGGATAAACCTTAAATTTACGTTTAGCCTCTGCTTTTACCCTAGAGTATAACGCTTTATTTACAGGAACATTCGCCACGTTTTTTACCTCCCTTCTTTTTCTTCTTTTTTTTCTTAGTTGTAGAATGATACATGATAAGAATTAGGTAGTTCTTAGTATATTCTAAACGCAGTCTGACCTAATGTCTCTGGTTTTGCCAAGTTAAATTGTTGTAGACAAAGATAACCAAATGCATCAAAAGCATGATCCACGCCTAAGTTTTTGTTTGGTAAACCTGTATTTGGTGCGTATGTAAGAGTTCTAAGTGCTTTTATTAATTCTTTACATCTGGGATGAATAAAAGTTCTCTGATCTCCATTT